CTCGGTATCGAGAACCATGATTTCTTCTCTTGTCATTACTGACCTCCGTTTAACTTTGCTTGTAAAAGCATCTTCTTACGTCTGAGTTCTAACTTCTCCGCTTCGAGTCGCTCCGCTCGAATCTGCTCGATCACTCCGTCGGTCAGAGTGCGAACTGATATGCTTGTTGCATCGTTCGCCGGGATTGAAACAGCACTCACGTCGTACAGTTTACGAACTGATGTGATTCGCCTCAGATAATGGTAACGACCGTCAGGAAGTGTGTTTCTGCTCTCTTCTTTACCATCAATCGTGAATCCGAAACTCATCTTGTTCGTGTAACCTTTTTCGATCTCTTCGTACAGTTCTCGGCCAATGACCGTACCACCGAGATCGGCTTCTATCAACAAACCTCTTTCGTCTGGCCGGACGGAAAGAGTGTCGTTGCTCATTCTGGCGAATACTCGCCCTTCGTGGTCGTACTGCATGATGACATCGTTTATATCCGTATTGTCAAAAGCATTGCGATCGACTACTTCCTCGAAAAGAATGTCATCGTCCTGATATAGAATGTATGGCTCCTCGAATGTAGAAGCGTAACCAGTGACCACCATTCTTTTTTCTTCGGTATCCGGTGCCTCGTCCTGGATAGCACGAAGAATCATATTTCGATATTCTCTGTCTTTATTAATTGGCATTGTTGTTATCCTCCGTAATAGGTACGATCTCGTCAGTTGCCTTGTATTCACCTCGTATCGGTGCGACCTGACCGGCACCGTTCGGAAGTGGTGCATAATTGAATAGTTCTCTTATTTCGTCAATCATGATCGCACCACGGTCACCGAGTTCACGAGCCATCGAAATCTTCTGACTCGTGTTCATATACTGCAATCTGTTTGCCGTTGCGATGATCTCGGTTCCTTGCGCTCTTTCACGCTCCGAGAACATTGCCATTGTCAACGCCTCGCTGAACTGGATCGCAAACGGCTCGATTGACCCATCAAAAAAGGCCTCCAGCTTTTCACCGTTTGCCTTACTCTGTAGCACATCCTCATTTACACCGAAGTAGTTATACACATTGTGCTGAATCATTTTCATCTGATCCGCATCGACCGTGTACGGTTTGACATCAATCTGTCTGATGTCCTTGTATGTGTTCGGGAATAGCAGAAAACCGCCCGACTTCGACTCAGTTGCGAGGTTTTCTTTCGTGAACCGCTGACGTTCTTTTGCGAGGTCATCCGGTTTCGCAAAATTCGCAAGCTGTGCCATGAAGCGGAATGTGCTCGTATTCTTGACCGCTTCTTCGATGCCCTGGTTCTGAATGTGTATCAGTTTCATCGTTTCTTCGATCGCAGAGTTCCGATCACCGAAAAAATCGTTCTTGTACTGGTGCTTCGTCAGAACAGCGCACTTCCGGTACTCGACCGCACCGATCTCACCATGAGAGAACTGATACCGCAGCCACAATTCGTCCTTATACTCGATTAGCTGACACCGAGTCGGAAGTACCGGGAATATGCCCGTAATGACCATATCCTTATCAAACACCGGAACGATAAACACCGTATTGTGAATATCGAGGATCGTGCTTGTTCGGTATAGGAACTGTGACCAGGTTTGCCATTGATTCGGTGCGAGTCTTAGTTTCGTCTGCAAAGACTTGTTTGCGGTTCCGATTATCTCTACTTTCAGTTTGCTAATATGCCTTGCCCTTGCATCGATAGCTGCTCTAACAACCTCGCTCTCGTAAATCGCACCACCCCAGTTAGTAAACACCGGCTGATATGCGGTCAGAGTGCGGAACATTGTATAAGCGTTATGCAAAGCCTCCTCAGACTTCTTTGCTTCTTTCGGTCTGAAAACCCAATCAAATAATGACATTGTGATATAACTCCTTAAACGAATCGCCAATGATAACCACCACCCGTTTTGTAATGGGCGATTTCACGGCAACAACAAGATATAACTTTTTTATTTATTCCGATTGCTCTGGATGCATCGTTTATACTTTTGTAAACGACTCCCGTTTCTACACACAAAACTTTCTTCGGGTCATTACCACCTGCATGGTTTTCACTCATTCGTTTTCTGGTAGATTCACTTCGTTTGTTGGTGCCTTTGCCCTTGCGATTCGCAGACATAAGCAATCGACTTTCGTCTGAATGTTTTCCGTTTGAGTCTCCTCCGCTTTTTATGTTGTAACCGAAGCCTCTTTTATTTGACTGATATTTGCTTATTAATTCTTTTTCTAATTTTTCAGCCTCAAGTTTAGTCAACCCTTCTGCGACAATCTGGTGTTTAAAGTTCACCCACCCATACTTTTTTATAGCCTTTGTGAAATATGGATTGCGAATGTATCCGCTTCCATTTCGCCAACGATCATCTACATTGCCTCCGGTAATGCCTACATATTTTTTATTTGAAGGTGATATATGAACATAAACGGTATAACTATTCATTTCTCAGTTGTTTTCCTATTTCGTTGTGCCATTTCTGCCTGACGGTCAGCGCACATAACAACGCAGCAACACCGTCGATTCTCATGTTCGGATTGATTTTTACAAGTTTGCCTCGTCCTCGTTCGTTATTCATTTTGACCGCAGAATTTAACAAGTGCATCTGTAAAAGAGAATTGTCACCGATGTATAGTATTTCGTCTTTTATGAGTCCTTCAGTTTCTTGTATAACCGGCCAGAGGTTATCGCCAAAAAAGACATCATCACATTGGAATCCTGAGCCTTCAAGGTCTTGAACTAAATACTGTGCGCTGTATCGGTCATATCCGACCTTGAGGGGATACAGTTCGTATTTGCTTATTAAGTCCGTATGCCATCGGTAGCAGTCGTGATAGTCTACGAAATTGTCTCCGCTTAGACTCAGAAAACCTCGCTTGACATATGTCCAGTACGGAACTCCGTCACGCTGTGTTGCTTCGTCGATTTTCTGTGATGGCATCCAAAAGTGACCCCACACATTTAAGCGACCGTCCTTCTCAATTACCGCAATCGCTGCCGTGAGGTCTGTGGTCTGTGACAAGTCGAGTCCGGTCACACAGTAACAACCACGAAGCGATTCAAGGTCGATCGGATCACCGCAGATATGGTTGATCGTTTGAGCCGGTAACCACGCAAGCGAACTGTTTTGTTTTATGTTGCAGTACTTGCACATGAACTCTGCCTTCTTCGACAGAGAACCCTCTGCAATCGCAACCTCTTCGAGCATATAGTCAACCGAAACTGACGTACCAAGATTCGGATTGCTCTTCTGCAATTCGTTGATGTCGTTCCACTTGTCTAAATCCTCGATCATGTATAAGAACGGCAACAGCTTTCTTTCCTTGCTGTCACCTAATAAAAAACGAGTTGAACGCTTTATCAACTCGTCGTATATTCCGTCTGAAATGTACCCGGCTGTCGTGCAACTAAGAAGCAAACCTTCTTCTCTTGCTCCCATGCCGGACTTCATTACTTCGTACTGTTTCAGTCCTTGATCGCCTTGCCATGCAGCGATCTCGTCGCATATCGCCAAAGACGGATTGAAACCGTCCGACTTCTTTGCGCTGAAAGCAATCTTCTTGACTGTGCTGTTCGTGCCAGGAATCGACAAGTCCGACTGTCTATGCCTTGCAAGCATCGAATCGTCCTTGATTAGCCTTCCTCGTTGGTCGGTCTGTTTTACATCCTCTCGTAATGCTTGCCATTCCGGATCGAGTTGTGTCATCGTCCATATATCGTTATAGACCAAATCTGCCTGATCGAGTTTCGGTGCGATACAGAACACCCTCGATCCGAACCCGCCTTCGAGCCGGAACGTGTACGATGCTATCGATGAAGCGAGTTTCGTCTTGCCATTTTTCCTTGCTACGAGCAAAACAACCTCTCGAAACTGTCTGGTACCATTAATATCGACTAAGCCGTATATAGACGAAATAAACGCCTTCTGCCACACTTCGAGAATGAGGTTACCCGGTGCGAGTTTGCCTTCGGTGTGAAAACAATGCGTTTCTATCCACTCGATCGCAGAATTTGCCTTCTTTGCATCGAAGTAGAACAGCTTTTGTTCGAGTCCGTCGATAATATACTCATATACCAGGCGAATCCATTGCCCGACGTTGTATGTTCCGTCTTTTATGCCCTGATAATATGTGTAAATCCAATTATCTCCGGCCATTTTGCTCCCTTTCCACCCCAGATTCGCCCAACTTCACGCATTTCACAATAGGTTTTTGAAAATTAACAG